TTTTTACAAAAGGAGATAGACTTCGCATGATATTTCACCCAACTCCTTGGAGAGGTCTAAATGTTTTACTTGCCACCATGCAATTACTAGAAAAAGAGAATGTTGAATTAGATGTGTATAGTAGTTGTGAAATATACGGAAAAGAATTTAAAAAGGAAAACGATGACAAGTATCAGGATCTTTACGATCAAGCTAAGACATTAAAGAATGTAAATTATCTCGGGTATAGAAGTAATGATTTTATTTTAAGTAAATTGCCATATTATCACATGTTTGCTTACCCAAGTATTTGGGAAGAAACTTCATGTATATCTTTGCTTGAATCGATGGCTGCTGGTTTATATTGCATGACAACTAACTATGGTGCTTTGTTTGAAACAGGAGCAGAGTTTCCTGTGTATATAAACTATGAAACTAATTTAGTAAACTTAGCACATCAATTTGCAGAGGGTATCAAGATTTGTCGGGACACGCTGCACGAGCCAGTTATTCAAGAACATTTGGATGAACAACAAAAATATGTAAAAAGATTTTATTCCTGGGATAAAAAAGCCTTGGAGTGGACTAATTTTCTCACAGGCATATTAGATGCAAAACAATAAACCTATTTGGTTAAAAGAAGAACGTCCTGTCAGTTTGTTTGTGGCGACACCAGTTCATAGTGATGTATCAATGCACTATGCTCAAACTATGTTGGAGTTACAAAAAGAATGCATGAAACGTAATATGAGAATTATGTTTCAGATGATGAAGTCATCTTTAATAACACAAGGTAGAAATCTTTGCGTAAGTTATTTTTTAAATACTGATTTTACGCATATGTTATTTGTTGATTCAGATATAGCTTTTGATCCTGAGGCTATATTTAGATTAATAGAATTAAATAAAGATATAATATCAATCCCTTATCCAATGAAAACGGCACAATGGGATACATTGATGCAAAAAATTAAATCTGGTTTTATTAAGAAAGACGATGATTGTCAGCATCACATACATCAATATCCATTACTCATAAAAGATGATAATCAAAACATTAAAATAGATAAAGGTGTTATTGAAGCAACACATTGTCCTACAGGTTGTATGTTAATAAAAAGAGATGTATTTACAAAATTAATAAAACAATATCCTGACAAACAAATAATACAAAAGACAACAATTGATGGTAAATGTATGGATCGACCTCATTTTTATAATTTTTTTGATACTTATTATGATCCAGAAACAAAAAGATATTTAGGTGAGGACTTTGCTTTTTGTAGATTATGGTCAAATATTGGTGGTAAACTATACTGCTATATTATGAGTTATATAACTCATGTCGGTGAGTTTCAGTATACTGGTAGACTTTACGATGAAATGAACGAGCAAGGAGTTGAAAAGCCTAGTAAATCAGAGTAAAATAAACATTAAGTTATAACTTTAGGAGTATTCATGTTACAAGGCTTATTATTACCGATAGCAATCGGTGCTGGTATAGGAGGAATATCAGCTCTCGCAAGAGGAGAATCATCCAGAAATGTTTTAAAATCAATGGGACTTGGTGCATTGTTTGCCGGTGTAGGTGGTGGATTATTTAGAGCAGCTGGTTTAGGAGGAGGAACTGCATCTGTGGCAGGATCAGGAGGTCTTGACGCATCAGCTGCCGCATCTTTAAGTAGAGAATTTGGGACAGAAGCTGCAATGAACATCGCACAACAGACAGCTACAGCACCTTTAACAACATTACAATCAGTAGGAATAGGTGCAGGGGCAGGACAGTTAGGATCAAGTTTTGCTGCAAGTCCACCCAAAACACCACAAGAACAAATGGCTGAGGCATCTCCATATTCAGAAGAGGATTATGCTATGGCTTATTCTAAAGCAAGAGAAAATTTGTCAGGAATTACGGATCGTGCTCCTGTAGAACCAGCAGGACAGCAACAAGCTTTGTATGATTTTCAATCACCACGTTATGCATTAGCGGAGGGCGGTATAGTAAATGCAATACCAAAGTATAGAGAAGGT